AATTCTCTATTTTTATAGATAGAAAGTGAAATCAGGGCAAATTAGGTGGTTTTGGTGGTTTTTATGGATTATATAAAAGGAAATCCTCCCAGTCGGCTCTTTTTAGCGAACCCAGAGAGTAACCAGTTCATCACGAGTAAGCCCTAATTCATTTCTGTTCTTATCAATAAATTTTGCAAAATCATCTAAATTATATTTAAATTGAAGATTCATCATGAGCCAGAGAATAACCCATCTACCACACGTTCCGCCTCCAGCCTTGAGAGACTGGAGCCTATTTTTATTGTACTTTATTTTCCAACCCTTTTTCTTGGCTTTTTCTAATAAGGCGGTTAAATAAGTTTCGTCCTGACCCAACATTTTACGCCAAAAAGAGTTTATATATCTTAACTGACCATCAGGTTTGTTGCTGTACGAGTCAAAGAAAAAAATGGTTCCACTATTTCTACTAATTACGACCCAGTGCCCTATATTTTGCCTATTTTCAATTAATATGACTTTAAATGATTTATCGTGCGGTAAAATATCCGTAATGTTTTTTACGTTGGCTAAAGCACTATACTTGATAATAGGACTTTCGTCTGCATTATCAGGAAAATATCTTCTTAAATCTGCATCGGTCATAAATAGCGGTTCCCTTTCTTTTATATCTTCGTATTGTTGTTGGGTAATACCACCCTGCTTTGTTTTGGATGTCTGATTCATATTATATATATATTCCAGAGAAAAGAAATTTAGGAAAAATCTAATTCGTTCTTTCCTAAAATAAAATCTAACTATAGATTATATAATAAAAAAATGAAAGTTGTTGCAAATCCTAATTTCCGCAGTATAACTTACCCTAAAGATTATGAGTATGGTAAGCAAAAAGAAGAAGATATATATCCGTTATTACAAACATTCTTCAATAGTCCTGCTTTAGAAAGAACACCCCAAAGATATTGTAAATACGATTTTCAAGACCGAGATGCTACATACGAGGTAAAATCACGGAAGTGTAAGAAACATACATACCCTACAACATTATTAACACTAAACAAAATTATCAATACGACTAAAGACCAGTATTTCATCTTTAATTTTATAGATGAAATTTGTTACATAAAATATGACAAGGCAGTATTTGATACATTTGAGTGTAAGCCATATAGCCGAATAAATCAAGCCGATGACATGACTGATTATTTATTTATACCTTTAGCGAATTTAACCACCTTAAAAATAAAGAATTAAAATAAAATCTTTACGTATATTATATATATAATGAGTGTTAAATCATCGCAATCCGTTGTACCAGCAGTTTCTTGTGACTCTGTTGCATTTGCTTATCCTACAGGCTCTGTCCCAACACCATCATCAGGTCAGTTGGGTCATGTAACAAATGTGATATCAGGGGCAGATACAACCCCAATCTCAGGTGTAAGCCAGAACCAAATATATCTGACGGCAGGAAGTGTTGGAGCAGGTATTCCAGCAGGTTCGTATGTTGCTTATTCAGTATCCAGCGTGACCAATATGATTGGTAATTTTAATAGTTATATTGAAGTAGTGAATGCTACTGATGGTACCTCTGTCATTACTGATTCAGCAGGTTCATACGTTCAAGGGGCATCAGGTACAGAGCAATCACTTGTAAATGTGTGGTATTTCACATCCTCTGTACCATTTATGGTGTATTCACGCCTTCGTACGTATGTATCAGGAACGAACTCAGGTACCCCAGTTGATAATGGTTCGCTTCAGATTGTCCGTATTGCATAAAAAAAGAAACTTTAGCCAAATATTTTATATATACTAATTATATATATAAAATGTCAGTAAGAAGTGCAGTAGGCATTACCAACAACAATTCTGGTCAATTAGGACAAGTAGTATCTCTTGAATTAGCATCTCCAGTAAGTGTGTCGGCTGGTTCCCCACAAGCAGGAAGCGTCTGTCAAATAACCCTTGATGCTGGAGTATGGGTTATTGATGGAAGTGTTCTTGCTACAATCACTAATCCAGCGGACTTTAGTGCTGGGACTTCGTTTTTAGAACTTTCCATACAGGAAGCCTCAAGTAATAGCGTTATTGCACAAGCAAGTGGAACAACATCAACGACAGGAGAAACATTTAATGGCTCATCATCCATTATGAGAACGATGAGTGCTTGTGTAAATCTAACGGCTTCAACATCATACAAAATAGCCTACAACATTAGTTATACAGGTGGAAGTTGTGAAATATCTACGGATGGGGTTGGAACTGGTCAAACAACAATACTTAAGGCAACACGTGTGGCTTAATTTTGTTTCATTTATTTCATTTTTTTATATATTTCTATAATATATAGAATAATGTCTGTTAGAAGTGCTCAAGGGTTAAAACAATCATCCAACCAAATCGGACAAAAAATTACTTCGTATTTACCGACTACCTCTGTTCCTATCGCACCAGGAAATAGTTCAGCGAATTTATTATCTATAACCTTACCTTCAGGGGTTTGGGACGTTCTGGGATTGGCGTGGATGTCGTTGAATCTTGGAACGGACTTTAGTAATGGATATTTAGAGATATTTATAAGGGATAGTGCAGGAACATCTTTAGCAGTAGTTAGTGATGCCGACTCTGTACAAAATGAAATTTGGACTGGTTCGCAAAATAAATTTACTCAATTACAAACAATATTAGACGTAGATGTTGATACTACATACTATTTGTATTATAATATTTCTTATGCCTCTGGTGGTGTGGCTTTCAATCAAGGTTCAAGTGGAGTAGCAACAGGATTAATTGCTACAAGAATTGCATAATTTCAGTTATTTTATGATTTTTTACAAGTTTAAATCATAAAAATAGATTAAATATAAATAAATCTAAATAAAAGATTATAAAAAGTTATTTAATTGCTAAAATTTATAAATTTTCACTATAAGTAATCCAAACTAAATCTAATTTATTTATTTTGTAATAATCTTATTGTAAAAATCTTAAAATAATCATATTTTTAGGCTTTTAGGCATTTTTTGTTTATGGAGTATTTAGATTTAGAAAAATATATATTGTTAGTATATAATAAATGTCTCTATTAAACCACGCAGACAATTCTCACGTCGTAAGCAAGACAAGAGTATCTAATGTTCCAGAAGACCCTGATAATGTTTATTTAGACGTAATCATGACAAACGTTTTAGGAAACACAACTCCGTACGTCCCAATCAACTATACAGAGAATAGAACGAATCCTATTGTCTCCAATACAGGAGATTATAATGTGTCAGTTGTTCGTTTCTCACTTGAGTCACAAACTCTCCCAGTATTCATTCCTCTTATACAACCGAATCAAGGTAACGCTAACCTAACAACGTATCAGATTACGATGAAGATAACACCTGTTGGGGCTCCTGCTGGGACTATATTTACCCAACAACAACCTATTATATGGGTTCCACAGAATGTAAATGCTCAAGTCCTCCTCCTCCTAATGCGACTGGGACTGGTTTCCAAGCCACTTTTAATGACTACTATTATTCTTATAATTTTGACTGGTTGGCTGTTCGTATTCAGGAAACTCTTTATGATTGTCTTACTAATTTAGATGCACAACTTACGGCTTCTGGATATACTGACTTGAATGGTATATATAGTCCTACCTTTGTATTTGACCCTACCACTCTATCCTTTATTATCGGAGCAAATCAATCAGTCTTTAGCGTAAATAGTTTAAGCAATCCATCTGTAGCAAACCCTAATGCTTGTCAATTATACTTTAATACGCAATTGTATAATCTCTTTAGCACATTTCCTTCTGTCAATTATGGAACTAATGCATCCATTACAGATGGAGCGAACTTTAGGATACTTTTCCACGATTTTGTCGGTTCTAACTTGACTTTAGTCCCAACTTTAACAAGTGCATCCCAACCCACACAACAGAATTTCATCCAGACCTTCCAAGAGTTTAGCACGATTAACAACATAACACCAGTTTCTGGAATTGTATTTACATCAAGTCAATTACCAATCGTTCCTAACCAGTTGTCTGCTCCACAAATCATCTCAGAGGGTAATGTCGTACAGGCTTTATCTGGAAACAACGCAAATTTTGGTCTTATCTTGACAGATTTAGAAAGTGGGGATTTAGTCTATAAACCCAATCTTCAATACAATCCTACCGCAGAATACAGACGTATAAGTATGACTGGTTCAGGGGCTTTAACTAACATCCAAATATCAGTATTTTGGAGAACCAAGTTAGGAGAACTTGTGCCGATGACTTTATCAGGTGGTTCATCATGCACCATTAAACTCCTATTTACAAAAGTATCAGCCATTTATAATGTACTAAAAGACCATACAAAGGTTTTAACTGGTTCTGATGGTGATGACCAAGACCATTATAGGAAAAGCCAGAAGTTACCATTAAGAGGGGGGGTTTTAAGAATGTAAGGTATTTAGATGGAATTTAGCAAATCTTTAGGTGATATTATTTTTTTGTTTCATCCGTTGAAAAAATAATATCTCGGTACAATATATAAAGATGACAGACTTCAAAACTGCACTTATCCGTGATTCCAAACTTGCTCAAATCACAGACCAACAGGTTTATGGCGTATATCAAGGAGCATCCAACAACACTTTTCAACGTTTTTCCGCTGTATCTACGAGCCCCAGTTCGCTGGTCTTCAACGTACAATTGCCCTCCGAGTCGGTTGTATTAAACCGAGAGGTGCTTATTGAGGCACAGAACTTTTCGTTTTACCATCGTGTTGATAATGTACCAGTAGGTCAGACTGCATTCAATTATGGTCTGACGGATGCTTTGGCTCCTTTTCCACTTGCGATGAGTATGCTCACCTTGAGTTCTCAAATCAATAACACAAACGTCAGTCTTAACTTACAGGATATTCTTCCCCAGTTGTTGAGAATGAATGACTCACGAGAACTTTACAGATGGAATAGTTACGCACCCACGCTCCCAGACCAAGCCTATTTCAACTACTCTGATGGTGTTTTGGCTTCTAACAACCCTTTGGCTTCGTTCAACAATCAATCCTACGATTTAGACCAAGCCCCACGTGGAGGTTTCCCAGCAACTATTACTCTTTCACAATACACTTCTGCAGGTGTTTTTGTAAGTAACTCACCCATCTCCGCCGATGCTACAAATTTCTTTATTGCCCAAATTGTAACCACACCAACAGAGCCTCTTTTCTTGAGTCCTTATATCTTCTCTAACCCAGAATACAATATGGGTGGTTTAGTAGGTATCAATACAATCAACTTGGTTGCTACTCTTGATTCTACTTGTAAGAGACTTTGGAGAACTTCCACATCTTCATACACACATTCAACATTCTTCGGTGTATATAACGTTTCCAGTAACCCATTTCAGGGAAGTACCAGTCTTTTGTTGAACTTCTTATCAACTCAATCAACTGACCTTATACCGAGCCGACAAGTTGTACCATATTCTGATTTTCCACGCTATTTAAGTAGCAATAGTTCTTCATCTGTTTCTGCTGGAGCAACTGCTACTCTTACCTCGCAAAACATTCAACTTAACCAACTTCCAGATAAATTCATTATCTGTGTCCGTAAGCCGATGGTTGATATGACTAATGCTGACTCTGACTCATTCTTCCCTATTACTGGTATTAGTGTAAATCTGAACAACCAATCAGGGCTCTTGTCGTCATGTTCTGCCCAGCAGTTGTGGAAATTATCGGTGGAAGCAGGCAGTTCGCAGTCTTACAACGAGTGGCGAGGTTCCCAGTCTGTTAATAACAACGCTACTGGTGTTGGGACTGCAGTTAAGACAATTGGTTCCCTTCTTGTTTTATCACCTGCGATGGCTCTATCATTACCAGCGATGCTTTCAAGCGGTTCAATTGGACAATTTCAATTCCAAATCCAGATTACATGCACCAATCCTTACGCATCTGCTATCGTTCCAGAAATCGTTATCTGTTGTATGAATAGCGGTATTATGGTGAATGCTTCAGGAAGTTCTGCAATCTATACTGGTATCCTCACGAAAGAAATGGTTGTTTCCACAGCCACAGAAGACGAAGTACCAGCCCTTGAAGTTCCAGAATACACCAGAATGGTTGGTGGTAAATTGGCTAACTTTGGTGCCTTGAGAAAAATGTTGATTGGAAAACTTGGACGCATGAGAGGTAAGGGAATAGGCTCATCTTCAGGAGGACAATCCGCCCACTCAGGAGGAGTACGCAAATATATCTAATTTTAGACAATTATTTTTTTTCTGTACGTAATGTGTGGAATCCTTTTTCTTTTACCTTTCAGTATTCTTTGTTAATAGTTTAATAAAAATACGACCAACAAAATCTCTTTTTAGAATTTACATTCCACCACACACGAAAATTATATATAGGTATTATATATAATGTTCCACAACTATAATAACAACTTGGATACTCCAGAGAATAGAGGAATCGCCTTAACTTTAGCAGATTTAGAAGACATACAAAGAGGCTACCCTTCTGCTTACGTTGAATCAAATCCCCAACCAGATACTTATTATGTAAAACAAAGAAATTTCGGACAAGTCGGTTTAGGACAGGGTGATATTGTTCGTGATAGATTTGCAAGTGGAAGGGAGGGAATGATTGGTGCTACCGCATTACATTATCCAGAAGTTCATGATGTATTTAGTAAATATGGAATGACCAAATTGGAATCCGCAACACGTAGTCCAGCCACTTTAATGGCTCCATCAGGACAATATACAGGTAGTGTTAGAATGACACCGCCTATATCTGGAGGGGGTCGTTTTATTGATTCAACCACTCCTATCCATCATACACTCAAGTACGTACAGGAAGAACGAGAACGAGGTAGTGGTCAGAATACTTTTATGGTTGGAAAACGTGGTGAAGTTCCAAGACCAATCTCCTATCGTACTCCCAAAATGGGAAAAGTTGGAAAAACTCTTGTTATGAAGGGTGAGGAAACTTTAGGTCAAATACACGATGTTTTACCGAAAAAAAGAGGAAGACCAAAAGGCGGTATGAAACCTTTAGGAAGTGACCCAGCAACTTATACTCCCAAATCAGTTGGTGGTAAAAAACTTCATTTTATTCAACGTGGCGAATCTCCAAAAGGATGTGAAATGGGTATTTTATGTGGTGGAAAAGAAATGCATCCTATTTTTTGTGGTGGTGGAGAAATGAAAGGTTTAGCAAAAAAGGTAAAATCTGTTGCAAAAAAAGTAATTGCCGATAAAAAAATTGGAAAGAAAATTACTGGTAAGTTCGCCATTTTAAATAAAGTCCTATAAGAATTTTTTATATATTCAATATATATATAAAATGCCCAGAAAAGGTAAAAGTGATGCGATAACTGGCTACGACTACGAGAACTTAATGGGTATGCCCCATTCACAAGTCAATAACTCTGGATTTCAATCCGCAAGTGCTTTAAAGGATGGTAAATACATCCAAAGAGGCTCTAACCCATATACTGACTATTTACATCCTGAATTAAGTATGAGAAACCCTGTTGGAGGTTATAGAGGCGAACCTCATGCGATTGGTTCTATTATGGGTCAAGATGGTCAATTTAGACAAATTGGCGGAAAGAAAGGAATTGGAAAAGCATTTAAGAGTGTAGGTAAAGCCCTACAAAAACCAGCAGAAGCCGTCGCTACTCAATATTTGGTAAATGCTCTTACAAACCCAGCCGTTGATGAGGGACTAATGGAAGGTGCAGAGGTTGGAATGATGGCGATGGGACGAAGAAGAGGCAGACCTCCTACAGGTGGAAAAATGAAAGTTGGGAAAGCATTCAAGAAGGTTGCATCTCACCCTGTCACCAAAACTATTGTTAAAAAAGCCACTCCTATTGTACAAAAACAAGGAGAGAAAATGCTTAAGAAAGGTATTGATAGTCTTGTTAGTAGCATGATGCAGGATGAACAACAAGAAATGTCAGGTGGTCGTAAATTGAGTATTAAAAAGATTGCTTCTCACCCTATTACCAAGAAAATCACAGACCACGTGATTAAGACAGCCACCCCTATTGTGAAAGATTACGCCAAGCAAACCATTAAAGAAGCCTTGTCAGGTTCATCCGCACCAGCAGGTGGAAAAAGTAAGATGGGAAAGATTGGTCATTCTCTTGGGTCATTAACCTTAAAACAAGCCTTGTCTCAACCCCCTTTTGCACCAGCACCAGCAGGTGGTAAAATTAAAATGGGAAAAATTGGAAAATCAATTGGTAAAGAGGTTGGAAAATCAGCACTCCGTGTTGGTACCGATGTTGGCGAACAAATGTTGGCGAGTTATCTTGCTGGAGAGGGAAGGGGTGATAAAGTTCGCCAAGCAATTGACGATATTGAAGATTTAGGCTCTGATATTAGACATTTAGTACAAAAAAGAAGAGGTGGTGCAAGGTCTGGTGGTGCAAGGTCTGAACGTGCCCAAATTGTTAAACAGGTTATGGCTGAACGAGGCTGTAGTCTTCCCCAAGCATCCAGAATCGTAAAAGAAGAAGGATTGTATGGAGGAGGAAGGGGTGGTGACCCCAAGCATTCCCCTTTGGGTCGTTTCATTTAATTGTTTAGAGACTTTAGCATACAAATAATTGACAAATATTTTATATAGCGTTAATATATATAAAATATGCTCCCTGCTTATCAGACAAGTGAATTAGAATACGACAATCGTATTAAAAGGCGTATCAATAAACTACTGATGGAAAAATACAGCAATACACAACTTCTTTCTTTTGAAGGAATGGATGCACAAGCCGATGATTTGTTCCTCTCTTTAGAAAAAATGTTGTATCTTATTTATGCTCTATTGCAAGAATCACACACCTATTTATTTGCTATTGGAACACAATCTGAAGAAGCCAACAGGATTTATCGTGCCCCATTACCTCCAACTCCTGAAAGACCACGTCCTGGAAGACAAAGACTTTTCCCTACTGGAGAAGAAATAGGACAACACGTACAACATGCGATGGAACAGAATCAACGTGCTGTCGTACGTACTATAACTGGAGTTGGTTCATTTAGAAGCCAAATGGGACAACTTCTTAAACTCGGTAATACACTAAAAGAATACATTAAAGATATTGCTCCAAGATTCAACTACTTAAATCAAGAACAAGTTAATAGATTAGATGACCTTATTAAAATGGTGTATGACATTTATGATGATACTCTTTCTTTCGCTTTACAAGAACTTCAGTTGGCTCGTGGTGTAGGTGCGAATGAAGAATTAGTAGCGTCTCAACAACTGATGGGCGAAGTAAATAAGCAAGTCATACAGAGACTACCTACTCTACAACAATTAATTATCAACTATAACCCTATACAAGCACCAGTTAATGCAGGTTCTGTCAATCAGAACGCTCAAGGTGACGGATATACGATGGATGCTGGGAACTATCTTGGACAATATGTTTAATTTGTCTTTCTATTATATAATAATGAAAAACCACCAAAACCACCTCTTTTGCCCTGAAATGATAAAGTATTCTTATATATTTATATTTTCTTTATTTTTATAGATAGAAAGTGAAATCAGGGCGAAATAGGGGGTTTAGGTGGTTTTTGTGGATTATATAACAGGTAACCCTCCCAGCCCTGCTATTCCAATAAGGGGCGAAATATTATGTACTCAATATATATAATATGTCATCACCAGAACCAATAAATAAAAAACTTTATGCAGAAGTCAAGAAATTTGCTGACGAAAAATACAAGACTCACGGAGCATACAAGTCTGCGTGGATTGTCAAGAAATATAAAGAATTGGGAGGTAAGTACAAAGGAAAGAAAGACCCAAAGAAAGGAATATCAAGATGGCTCTCGGAACGTTGGACTGATTATGCTGGTCTTCCGTACCCTGTATATCGTCCTACCAAACGGATTACAAAAGACACACCTTTAACGCCAAGTGAAATAGACCCACAAGATTTATTCATTAAAGCCATACAGAAACAATATATTAAAGGGAAGAAAAATTTACCACCATTTGTAAAAGATATTATATAGATTTAGTATATATAATGGAAACTTTAAATCGGTCTGTATATTCACGAGAAGAAAATAAAGTATTTAATCTTCTTACTATTACTGGAAGGTATAAAATAGTTGGAAGTCAATCCATACCGCACATAAAATACAAAAGCGATTTTGACCTATTGGAATATTTTAATACTTTAGACGTTGGTAAATATCCGCAACAAATATTAAAACTATTTCAGAATAAATTTGAACGTGCATCTAAAGACCCCAATATATTTATTACCGATTTTAAATGTGGTGAAGACGATAAAGGAGAACCATTACGTTGGACGAAACAAACTATAAAAAAAGGCAGTCAAGTTGTAGGCGGTAAAGAATATAAATTTACAGATGTTTTATTGCAAAAATCCGTCATAAAAATGGATATTATCGCCTTTATTGATGGTATAGCCACAGAATTCAGCGAAATGTATTACTTCACTCTTAATGGCTACCAAAATTATGACGAGAAACCGATTGAGAAGATATACGAAGAAATATTAGAAGATGGTCGTGAATACCTTAAGCAAGGAAATGTCATGAAAGCACTAAAACGAGTATATGCATCTCTCAATTTATTAGATAAAGAAAAGCCGTTACGACAAATGCTTGTTAAATTCTTTAACGGACACACAGGATGGCTCAATAGTGTGAAAAATGATATTGATACCCTGAAAACTCTGACTGAGAACAAGTTCCGAAAACCACCAAGAGACAAAGTAAAACACAATATTTCTTTAATTCAACAGAAATTAGTTGATTGTCCAGAAAAACGACTTAAAGAGGTCGCTATAAACGAACTTGAGGAGATTAAGAATAAAGTCTCCCTGAAACAAATGCCCAAAAGATTAGACGAAATAAGGGAATATATACAACAACAAGTCAATAAAGAATCGCACGAATTCGTAGAAAAACACCCCAAATTAAAATCATTCTTTTAGATTATTATTCGTAATGAAAAAACAGAGAAATTTATTATATTTAGGTATTATATATAATGAATTTAGAGTGTGAAGGTAGTCCTGTAGCCCTTATAGTTGAAGAAGGCAAAAAAAAGAACTCCATTATCAGTATTGAAAAGGATAAAGGTAAAGTGAATCATTACTTTTTGGACTTTAAGTGTCGTCCTCATCAACACATTCAGCCCTTACCTGATGTCAGTAAGGAGAGAACCATCTTGTATGTGTCTGGGCAATCTGGTAGCGGTAAATCGTATTTCTGTAAGAATTTTGCCCAGCATTATAAAAAATTATTTCCCAAACGTGATATTTATTTATTTAGTGCATTAGCAGAAGATAAAGGCTCTATTGATAAGGTTAAAGACATAAAACGTGTTAAAATACATGATGATGGCTTCTTGATTGAACCTATTGATACACACGATTTTAAAGACTCGTTGGTTATTTTTGATGATTGTGAAGCCATTAGTGACCGCAAATTAAGGAAGAAGGTGTGGGAGATACAAAACTCTATCTTGACTACTGGACGACATTCTAATACTTCTTGTTGTGTATGTACTCATACTCTTACAAATGGAAATGAAACGAAACTGATTCTAAATGAGGCTCACGGCATCGTATTGTTTCCAAATGGTTTAGGTGGTCGTTCCTTAAAATATTGTTTGGAGGGTTATTTCGGTTTAGAAAAAGACCAGATTAAGAAAATAAAAAAATTAGACTCTCGTTGGGTTTGCGTGATGAAGACTTACCCCATGTGTGTTATGAGTGAAAAAGAATGCTATATATTAAATAGACACGATGAGGATTAATAAAAAAAAATGATTGATTAAAATAGATTTATATTATATTATAATTAGATATTATATAAATGACTTTTATATAAAGGACTTAAATTTTTACATTTATTAGGCTTCCCAATCAGAGAAATCATTAGGGTCGTCGGCTTCCCAAGATACGACTGAAGGCTCACTCATATTATCGCTATAATCTTCCCCTGCAGAAGAGACATCATCGTCTAATTCTTGCGGTTGCGGTTGGGGTTGCGTTTGGGATATTTGTCGTTCGCCTTCTGTAATCGGCACTTCTCGTGCGGATGGTAACCAAAATCTATCAACTAAATTCGCATCTCCCACTACTTCTTGTCCTCTTAATTGTATGGGTGCATCTTCATACTCCGCTTCTATTATTGGGGTTGTTCCAACCAGACGTATTGCTTGTTGAAAATCCTCACGTGTTGGGTTCTCTCCCAATATATCCAGTACTGCATCAAAACCACCCTGTTGTTCAAATATGGGAGCATCTACTTCCTCATTAAATGTTCTTAAAATTGCTTCTCTATCACGACGTGGAAATCCACTTAATATATCACTCATTATCTGGGCTTGTTCTGGGGATGGGGCTTGACGTTCAGTAGCGGTGGGGATGACTCTTGATGAACTTGTACCAGCCCCTCGCATCATCATTCCAAGTTTTCCCCTTCCAATCATTACATCTTCGTCTAATCGTTTTAGGGTATCCGTTTTATGTTCGGCTAATGGGTTCCAAGTGGTTGATTCTATTTCT